TAATAAATAATTAAATAATTTTGTTTGCAGAGCTTTCTTTTCTTCTTTTGAACGGGCATAGACACTATGAATAAAGTTATGTGTCTTCTGACTAACATAGATAAGATTGTCTATATCGAACTTCTTCCCAGCATCATCTTCAACTGGGATGATGTGATGACTCAGTTCTCCTTTAACTATCTTATTATTCTCGTAGAGTTCATAAAGATCTAAGCCATTGCATTTGCTTTTGCATAATGCCGTTAGCTTCCCCCATTCCTTTGAATGATAGAACTGCTTAGACTTTTCATCTCTGCTAAACCTATCATATTCCCTATGCCTGTTACTATTGCAGCTACATCTTTCGCCCTGCTTTAATTTCCTATTACATTTTATGCATACAGTCTTTAGCATGTCATTTCCTTTCGAATAAAAAAAAAGACAGTCTCTAAACTGTCTTAGATAGTCAGGTGTATGGTTTGCAAAACCCACCTCGACAAAGCTATCTCAAATCCTAAAATCTCATTCTAAAATATTATAACATATTAAAAATTATATACAAGGACAAAAAAGTGACAATTTTTAATTTAATATATTTTTTAATACATCATCTGAAAAAATGATAAGTTGTAATTGTCTGATCATTTTGTTTTTATATCTCTTTGCCGTTCTTTCGCTTATATTCAACTTTTCTGCTATATATTCAAAAGTCAACTCTTCAAAATATTTCATTACTATTATGTCATAGTGTTTATTATTTTTGATTGTCTCCAAGGCCCTTTCAACCATATTTACAACATTTTCTATTCTTACTATTTCCTTCTGTAGTTTTTCTATCCTATTTTCAACTTTTTCTAGCTCAGACAAATATACTTTACTGGATTGCACATTAACTCCAGTTTCTCTTTTCTGAATTGATATGCCTTCTTTTTTCAAATCTTCAATAAGCATATTTTTAGAATCAATAGCTCCTTTTAATAATGATAGTTCTGATAGCAACTTCTCTGTTTTCTGAAACGGTGTCAGTTGCTTTTCTGTCTTTATCTCTTTATCATTTCTTATTTTTTCTAATATCTTATCTGCTATTCTGTCTATGTCTTTTTCGTTCATTTAACTTCCTTTCTCTTTATCTTAGCTTTTCTAACTTTTTTGAATTTGACTTTTGAAAAAAAGTTTTTATTCCCATCGCAAAAAGCAAATTCGTCTTCGTTCAGATCCTCACCAGTTTCTAATTTCTTTTTGATTCGTTCCGCTCTCAATTCCATTTCTTCAAGCATAATAATTTCTCCTTTTTTAAAACAATTATTTTTCTTCTATAAAAATTGTTTTAAGTTTGGAGGAAAGTATTCAGGCCCTTTTATTATTTTCCCATCTTCTCTATATATCGGTTTCCCATCCAAACCTAATTTTGACATATTACTTCTGTGAACTTCTTCAAATGCCGAAGTAAGAATTGTATTAAAAGCATTTTGTGTTTCCCATTTAAAGATTTTTTTAGTCCTTTCATCTTCTAAAAAAAATATTTTTGATGCAACTTTTTCAACATCTCCTTTGTTCTGTTCTAGTAATGTTCCTATGTGTATGTAGTACATATCACATACAGCATCTAATTTTTCAACTATATCATTTTGTTTTTCTGCAACTTCATATTCTGTCTGCTCTTCCTTGAACATTTTCTCTCTTAACTTCATTCTATCAATAGTCATTTCATTTTCTAAAAATTCCTGCTGTCCAAATGCTATATAAAATTCTTTCACCATTCCAACTAATTTATTCCATTGTTCCATTCTTTTCCTCCTTCAGAAGTTCTAATATTCCATTGTATGCTTCTATTCTTCCTGTTATCACATGATACATTGGATCCGTCAATTTATATTTTTCTCTTAATTTAATGCTACTTTCTATGTTTTTCTTTAAAATATTTATCAGTACTATTTTCATTTTTTATTCCTTCCTGTATATTTTTAACTTCCACTTTCAATTATTTCCGTTACATAAGGTAAAAAATATTTATTAAATTTTGTCATTAACGTTCTGGTATACTTTTTCAGCTTAACATCAATATCTAAATCCATGTTGGCAAATTCCTCAACTACTTTGAAGTTAACAACAACATCCTTTAAAGTTTCAAGTGCATCTGCTACTTCCTTATCTGAACAGGGTAAATCTTCTTTCCATTTTTCTATATATTCAATGTTTTTAATTTCTCTTTTCACATTGTATAACTTACCCAATATTTTTTCTCTGTATATTTTCTTATCAAAGTTATATTTTGCTTTCATTTCTTCACTGTGAAAAAGAAAAGACGCTCTTGTTATTTGCTCTATTAAGCTTTTTAGTCCTTCAAAATTTGAAAGCATAGGACAATTTCCCATACTTTTAATTTTCACTTTACTGATATCTAAATCTGAGTTAGGAAAAAGGCTGTGTTCATTAAGACCTAGCTGATTAAAAAGCTTAAATTTTTTAATTAAATGTCCTGATGCTCTGTAAACGGAAAAAAGAAATAAATGGACATCAGTATTAACTTGTATTTCTTTCTTTACATCCTTTTTATCAAAAGTTTTTCTTTTCAACTTTCTTGCCATTTTGTTCTCCCTCTATTCTCATTCTTTCAGCTATAAACTTTATAACATTTACTGTCACTGAATTTCCCGCCTGTTTATATAATTGACTGTCTGAATTTACTTTGCTTGCCCTATCAAAGGCCCAATCTGGAAATGATTGTAATCTCCAACATTCTCTCGGTGTCAATTTTCTTATTTTTAAATTATGTTTCAGAAAATTATTATATTCCCATGAACTCTTAGAAATTGTTGGGCTAATATCAAATTCTCGGCCTTTATTAAATCCATGTGCTCTCTGCAAAATTTTAGGTTCCCTGCTCCCACCCTGCATCGTATTTAAACAGGGACTAAGTCCATTAGCTGAATACACCCTTCCTGTCTGCGGATTACCTCCAAAACTTTTAGAATCTGATATATTGCCTATCTGAACTATTCTTTCTTTTTTCTGCTGTTTATTTTCAATAATCCAACTTCCGACACCTTGACTGTTTGGATATCTTGCCGTGAGGGTATTTGTTGTAATTTTCTGTCCTTGAATGTCAGCAGTCTTTCCATTACTGTCTCCGACAAAAAATATTTTTCTGGTATTTCTTCCTCTAAGATGTCCAACAATGTATACTCTTTCTCTGTGCTGTGGTACTCCAAAGTTCTTAGAGTTAAGCACTTTCCATTCCGCATCATACCCGAGTTCATCCATTGCAGCGAGCATTGTCTGAAACGTTTTTCCTTCATCATGGGATAAAAAGCCCTTGACATTTTCAAGAAACAAATAACTGGGCTGTATTTCTTTAGCTGCTCTGAGTATTTCAAAAAATAAAGTTCCTCTAGTATCTTCAAATCCTCTTCTGTTTCCTGCAATACTGAAAGCCTGGCAAGGAAATCCTCCACAGATGCAATCAACTTTTCCTCTGTATTTTTTCCACTCATCATTGGTAATTTCTGTAATATCACTTCCAATTAAATCTTCCTTTCCAAATATTGCTTCATAGCTTTTGTTGGCAAATTTATCTATTTCTATATGCCCTAAACAGATATGACCTGCCTGTTCCATCCCTAACCTGAAACCTCCTATTCCGCTAAATAAATCTATAAATGTCATTTTATCTGCACCTCATTAAACAAATCATTTCCAATTCTTTTTTTTGCAATTTGTATATATTCCTGATTTAATTCAATCCCTATACCATTTCTATTTAATTTTTTTGCAACTTTTAAAGTTGTTCCACTTCCTAAAAACGGATCTAATACAATTCCATTTTCAGGACATCCTGCAAGAATACATCTTCTAACAAGTTCGTCTGGAAAAGTTGCAAAATGTGTTTCTGGTATACCCTTAGTCGCAATCTTCCAAACCGTTCTCATATTTCTTCCTTTTTCATTGTATACCGCTTTCCAAGGCTTATTTACTTCACGCATTCCTGTTCTGCTTTCTCCAGCTCCAAGCATTTTCTTTTTTCCAGTAGGCATTATTCCGTCTTTAAATGCTGTTAAAGTTTTTTCTGCAAATGCTTCATATTGTTTTTCAAAAAAATATTTCTCGTTTTTAGTAAAAAAATATATTTTTTCAAAGTCGTTAGTAAATCTATCTTGCACAGCTTCTGGAACCACATTCGGCTTATGCCAAATGATTTCATTTCTTAATATCCAGCCCTTTTCAATCATTGCTATTGCAATTTTTTCTGGAATCATCATCTTTGATTTTCTTCTTATAGATATAGATTTAGAATTTGAATAAGTATCTCCCATATTTATGAATACCGTTCCTGTATCTTTTAATACTCTCCAGCACTCATTGAAAACTTCTATAAGTTTTTCAATATATTCTTCTACTGTATCTTCCAAGCCTAACTGTCCCGTAACTCCGTAATTTCTGAGTTGCCAGTAAGGTGGAGATGTCATTATGCAGTCTATGCTTTTATCTTTTAGCAATTTTATTTTTTCAAGTGCATCTCCATGCAATATTTCAATCATTATTCGCTCCTTTTTTTTATTAATTCCATTAGTTCAGGATTCTGATATTTATTTCCAATTACCCACTGACCATCCATAATTATATTTTCCTTCTCAATAATCGGAATATTATTCTTTTCAATCAGTTCCTGTGTTAATGACTTACATTCACTAATTTCATAATCATCATTTTCAAGAGTATAGCCGTCAATAATTTTAAATCCTTTTAGCATACAGTCATAATCCCTTTCACTGTCTCCAAAGCCAATCAATTGTAAGAAAGTACCATTCTCATTTGAAGATAACAGTATATCTCCCTCAAATATCATTTTCCCTTTACTATCTGTATAATTTGTATATTGCATTAATTCAAAATTTTCAGAATCAGAAAATTCAATTTTTTTCTTTTTTTCTTCTTTATAAAAAATTTGATAACCAATCCATTTTTCTGTTAGAGACATCAAAAAAACATTAACCATTTTTTTCTC